CAATCCGCTGTCGAGTGCGCGAAGCTCTCCAAATATTATGCCATTCGGGATATGTTGCGTAAAAATAACTTAATGCCGAGAACCAGAGCTCGGGAGCGACATTAAAAGGATTAGAATCCTTTTTAGTGAAACTCCTCCAATTACAACGAAAGACGAAACGATCGTGTGGCGTTAAAGCCTGAGCTTCGCGAAACCTTAAACGGAATCCATCCCATACAAGCCATTGATGTTCAGGAGTGCACGGAAGAATATAGCCGTCTTCAGTTTCGATCTCCAACATGTTATCAACGCCATTTGAAAACAGTTGGGTAGCTTGGGTTTCACCAAGACATGAACCGAGAACGAAATCAGTTGAGGTAGAAAAAGGAAGGGTTACTTCTTGATACGGAAGTACTTCTTTTAAGTATTGTAAGCCATCTCGTGTAGGGATTAAGGTATTTACACCTACACATTTCCATGAACCACGAGGACCTAAAACTAAGGTCCTCGGATTTGCCATTTGGAAATCAAACCATCTCTGATGAAATGGTTGAAGTATAGTATCCAAAAATACGGCGTTGAAGAAATCAAAACGTTCTTCAGCTGCAGTGCGAAGTACTTGGATTTCATCTTTATTTAATTTACTTAATTTAAACTTACTTGATGAGGCCATGCTCTCCCATTACTTGTAACACTTCATCGATTCGATCCTGTAACGTTACCGATTGAATCACATGATGCGGGATGGCGTGTTCTTGTAACATTCCAAGCATTATGAAATGCATAAGACGCGCATTATTCGGTTGAGTATTACGTAAACCATCTGCAACTAACGGAATTCGTCCTGAAGGTACGAAGAAATGAAACTCGTACATTGTTCTTGCATAATCAATGCATTGGATGTAATACTCATTGAGAAAATGTTGCATGTCATCTTCACGAGCTAAATGGCTCAAAGTATAGGAGAACATATCAATAGAAGAACGATCCGCGAGAAATGGTTCGAGAATAAACTTTTCTCGAACCATTCTCTTCTTTAATAGCCATGATTGAAAGTCCATGGTCAATTGTTTATTCGTTCCAAAAGCAGGGGGTTTATCAAGGCCCATTTCTTTTACTGCTTCGCGAACGACATTAGTAGTTTTTGCAACTTGCAAAACGTCCGCAAGTGCGTTAATGAGGGTAGTTTTACCACTACCCTCAGAACCAGTAAACGCGATACCAAGTAACCAATTAACTTTCACTGCGACTCCCTTTAGATAGTGTAGATTCAATCATCGCTGCAACTTCTGTAGCTTCGGTTGATCCTTGAGATTTTGCAACTTGCATAAAGTCATTGACGAACTTATGAACATCCAACTTTCCCTTAACTCTAAAAATATCAAAGGAACTTTCAACGGTTTCTTCAGTACCATAAGCTCGGCGTAATTCAAGGATCAACTTAAATGTTTCCAATAATTCTTTCCATGTTTGTGGTCTTAATTTAGTAGTGTCTAGTGCTTCAGAACATATAGTCTCGAGCACACCAATTAATTGATGTGCCGTATAAGTCGGCTGTAGAGCAGTCACAACAGCATCAGATACAACTTGGGGTACATGAATTTGCATTTTCCTTTTAAAATCAACCCAGGCATGGTATCCACAAGTACACTTGCAATTATTAGACTTCCAGTACTTTAACGTATTAGGACTAACGCTGAGTTTGCCTGCGATTTCTTCAAGTGATAAGCCTTGAGTATAAAATTCAAATGCTTGTCTATGTAACTCAAGATCACGATTCGACATAATTCAAAGTTCTAACTACCGCTAGTTTAATTCCCGACTCTATAATGAGCACAGGTACTTCACTGTGTAACCAACTCTTTATATGATTAAAGATACGCTGTTTCATTCGTTCGGAAAGAACATGATCTGTCTGCAAGATGAGTCGATCGCCTTTGTGCATGGTTACTTCAATAACTTGACCATCTTTAAATTGAACGACCAAGTCTTGTTCCCATTTCTTTTTAGGCATTACTTACCTTTCGGTTTATGTTTATTTGCCTCGATAGCTCTAAGTTGCCGGAGAGCATCTTGTTTGGTTTTATGTTTTCCCAAAACTTTATTATTTGTTTCAGAACGCACAACCCAATGATCTCCCTCTTTAGCAACTTTCTTTTCAACATTCATCTTAATCGACCTCTGGTTCTCCTTCTTCCATTCCAGAATCCGTAATCGTTTCCATAGCTTCACGGACCCATAAATCAACTTGTTCCGAATTATCACGATAGTAATCACGAAAAGTATTCGCTTGAACTTTTACATCACCTTCTAACGTATACCAACCGCCCTTCTTCTTCGCCTTTCCAGACATTACCAAAATGTCCAGCATAGGAGTAATTCCATCTACACCAGAATCAAATCGGACAATAAAGTTACAAGTCTTTAGAGGAGAGGCTAACTTATTACGAATATTTTTTGCTTTAACTTCAATACCGATTACGTCTTGCCCCTGCTTAACATAACGGAATCGAGCTAATTGAAAGATCATAGACGACGAGAACGTGGTTGGATTCTTAGCTAACCACGTCAATGGACTTCCATAACCCATTGTCATAATTTTAGTTCGTGGTTGATGTACGAGAATCAAAGCAACGCGAGACTTCGCAATCAATCCAGTTATACTTCTAAACATCTTGCTGAAGTATCTCGCATGAGTACCTGGCTGAGATGACTTCCCAGGCTCCATTGAAAGATCAGATTCACTTGCTAAAGCAGAGCATGTATCTAGAGCGATACATAATAGCTTGTTCGGATTCTCTGCTCTCACAAGCTTTATAACGTTCTCTATAAGAGGAACGGTTTGCTCGAGTTGTACATCTTCGAATTTAATTAACTCGTCAGTGTTTAAACCTACAATTTTAGCGCGCTCTACTTCTAATGAATATTCACTATCCACAAGCACAGCAATACCTTCGCGCCTTTGAACGGAAGCTAAAATTGAATAGACGAGAGAACTTTTCCCGGTGCCAGGCTCTCCTACTAAACTAATAGTTCTCCCTACAGGAATGCCGCCCCTACCTGTAATGATATCAAAAGTAGGAATCCCAGACGGAATAAATTCTTTAACGTTAGCATGGCATTCAGGAGAGTCGAGGTCTAGAGCACCTAACTTTTCACGTAATTGGCTCATATTAACTCCAAAATCCGGGAGCCGAAGCTCCCGGATTTCTAGTAGAGATAGTTAGTCAATCTCACCGAGTTTGACTGATTCACCAGCAATAGCACCTTTTAGTTTTGCCATCCCGGCTTTAACACTATCTCCACTATCAGTTCCTGCAACAGGAGTTTCTGGAGCAATAGATCCCATCCCCTCGAAAGACTTTCCACCACCCAAGGCTTGCTCAACTCGGGCAACCAATTCAGGTGGAAATAGAGCTTTTTGCTCTTCATATCCACGGCGCTGATCTTGGACGATTGCATCTAGATCGTGTAACTGTCCGAGGAGATCCATATTCGAGATCGCTGAAGGTTGGCGATCAAGGCGAACGTTATAACGATTACCTGGATTCTTTGTAATAATAACATTAAATCCAGTCTCTGGATTGATAAAATCTTCACCGCTAATGAACAGTTGAAAGATCTGACCAAAAACGGTAAAGCTCAAAGGAAGAATCTTTACCACAGGTTCTTCTGACTTTACATCAAAAGCATTAACCCAGAAGACTCGGCTTGCCTTCATGTTGCGAGCGGCTTCTTGATCTTCCTTACTTGGCGACATTGCCAATACAGTAATCGCGTCATCAACAAAACACTTCGTTGAAGGAGTCTCAGTAGCATTGCAAACCGCTACGCGATTACGTTCTCCACCACCAACTTTAAAATGGTTTCTTACTTCACGAAACCACAATCCACCCTCTTTATAAGGAGGCATAATTCTAACGGTATTAGTACCGTCTCCAAGTTTCATAAATCGACCTTCTACGGCAGACCGTACATCAGCCAATTTACGAAAAGCTTCGGGATCCAACTGTTTCTTTAGTGCATCTAAGAATGTCATAGCAGTTCTCCTTTACCAGTCTCGCTGTTCAAATGACAGCTGTTTTCTTTGAGTTATCGACAAGTTAACTAAACTATCACGTTTAAACCAAAGACTTGTGATAGTTGAATTAATTAAGTCCAAGACATAAGTCAATCTTGATAGCTTATCCATTAATTTGGCATAACCAAGATCTTCTTGCAACGCTGCTTCCAAAATTTTACTTGTGACATAATGTGACTTTTGAATCTTCGTAAGAAATGGTCCAGATGCAATACGAATGTCTCTTTCAATCTGTCGCTTAAAAAACTCAAGGTCGGCACGTTGTGCAAGCCAATATTGACTAATTGCAGGTAGTGCTTCCAAATCAGAATTTGTTTCAACAATCCTTGCATCTGTTTTGAGCTTCTCTTTGAGTTCAACGACGACATCTAGAAACTTTACATCATCTACCTCAAGAGCAGCAATCATCTTTGCTATCATTATTATCTTACTCCCGCAACATACTTAACAGGATCCACGATAACATTTTGATTAAATCCTTCAAGTCTTTCCGTACAACTCCCACACTTACCGCACGCTAAAATTTCAGTACGATCTGTGTAGACAACTTCTTGAGGATCGTAACAAGTCCATGTCTTTTCGTATGGAACTTTGAGCTTGAATCCTTCTTTTAGGATCTCACCCTTATTCATAAACATGAAAGGAACCCATAACTTTACAGGCCAGTAGTGAGCTTTATTAAATACTTCCTGCATAGCTTCAATGTACGCGGGCCTGCAATCAGGATAGATTGCGTGGTCGCCAGCGTGAGCAGCGTATGCAACCGTATTGAATCCGCAACTAATACACCATCCGAGCGCGAGGCTGAGTAGAATGGTATTACGCGCTGGCACTACAGTCAGTTTCATTGACTCATCTTCATAGTGCCCTTTAGGTACCGCAATGTCTTCAGACGTCAACGCTGACCCTTGAAGGATGGTATTAATGTTAGAAACATCCAAGATCTTATGCGGAACTTTAAAATGCTTGGTTAACTGTTGTGCGCAATCAACTTCAACTTTATGCCGTTGGGCATAGATTAAAGTGAGTGCACTAACCTTATCATTTTCACGAATAGCTTTTGCGAGAAGCGTGGCGCTATCCATACCACCACTTAATAGAACGACACAAGTCTGTTCTCCAGCCATTTGAAGAATCCTCCGATAGAGTTAGGATTGAGATTGAACGTTATCTTTATCATCCGTAACGCCATCGTTAGCAAAAGCGAAAACATCAGCACCTGAACGATAGCTTACTAAAGAAGCGCTGAGGTTAGAGAATGCGAACTTCATTGCCTTACCACTGTTAGGAGTAAAGTGATAGGTTGAGGACATTGGAATCCCATATGACTGAGCATCTACTACCGCATTCATGTCTGAAGATAGGTATGCAAATTGCCAGCTGTACTTTTCTTCCTGGTGTTTTATCATCTCAAAGACTTGAGCACGATTAAACTCACGACTATCATTTTCATGACCATCAGTAAGAATCGCAAAGACGACTTTAGAAGGTCTATCTTTCTCAGGCATTCCCATAAAATGCTGCCCGACACCTTTAATAGTCATACCAACTGCATCAAGAAGTCGAGTCATACCACGAGGAATGAAAGTCTTTTTACTTAAAGATGCAACTTGTCCAATAGGTACGAAATCATACAGAATTTCATACTCATGATCAAACTGTGCGAGAGTCATTGTAGCTTGCCCTGGAAAATTCTTTTGCTCTTCGAGGAACTGATTAAATCCTCCGATAGCGTCATCCTTAACGGTATCCATAGATCCAGAACGATCTAGAACTAATACAATGTGAGTATAATTTGGTTTAGTCATATTCAGGTTTCCTTTTATGTCCGGCATATAAGTCGGTGAATTGTTGATCGACTTCATCCATTCTTGTTTGATGAGCGTCACAACTTTGTCTTGTTTTCAAGAGGTCTGTCATCATTTGATGGGTCTCTTCGAGACAACGACTTAACTTCCAGGTTGTTACAAATAGATAAATAATTGCGATTAATTCACCAAATGTAACAAATCGAAAGATCCACCAAGTTAAACTAAATTGATAATGTTCGGTTAGTAATGTAGGATCCATTATTGTTTACCTGTAGAGCCTACACCATTCTCACCCCTATCTGATTCTGGTAGCTCGGTAACGATACGTACGCGACCTCCTAATAGAACGGGCATGAAGAGAAATTGTAGAACTCTTTCCCCTTTATCAATTAAAATTGTCTCGTTCGATCCATTTGTAATAAAGGGTTGAACTAATCCAGTATATCCATGATCATAAACACTATGGCAAGTTAAGCCACGTTTCCTGAAGGAACTTCTGGGGAAGATAATTCCCGCGAAACCATCTGGCACCCATATCGAAATACCACAATTTAACGGGATTGTATTTCCAGGTGCAAGCGTAACATCTAAGTATGAATATAAATCCCATCCAGCATCTTCACGCCTCTTCTTTACAGGAGGTCGAGCATCATCATACCGCAATTTAACTAGCAATTCCATCTTGTTTCTCCATACTTAAATTTGTATCATCTTCACTGTTTTCAACCTTTATCTTCAATTGTTCTACTCTTTTTCTTGCTTCAGCAACGTTGGGATGAACTTGACCAGAAGCAGATTCTTGCATCTCTTCCCATACAATCCTAGCCTGTAGGACTGGGGAAAGATCGTCGACTTCGCCGAGCATTCCCAACATTGATAAGACATGAGCACGAATACAATCTTCGTTTAATTCATAAGCGTGGCCTTCATCGAGTAATCTCTTCCAATCCCGTTCACGTTCCGTCAGCGTTTGTATGGCCATTCTTCGCGCTTGAGATTTTGAAATTTTCTTATGCGATTCCATATCCGGGCCTCGATTAAAGCAAAAAATTACGGGTGAGGCACCCGAAGGCGACTCACCCGACTTACTTAAAAGGTTACTGCATTGATGGTATTGATGAGGGCCTGACGATCGGTTTCCAAAATCTTCATGATATCAAACACCTTATCACTCCATCCAGCCAACGCGTATACCTTTGACTCAGGAAACTGTAGCGTGCCGTGACCAGCCAAGTCAAAGGAGTAGATCAGCGGGTCAGCCTGGTGCAGCTTTTTATAGGCTGCAAAGCTAGTCTTTGGCGTGTTGTACCCCATCCAAGCCTGCATATCTGACAGGATGATGATTCTGTCGTACGCGTGTTTAGCGGTTTGAAAAACCGAATGGAAATTCGTACCACTGAACTCGGAATGCTTGCGGATATATTCGATGTTCTCGAATACATCCTCCGTTTTGGGTAGCTTGAGGTACTTGGCGTTATTGGAAAAGATGATGAGATCCGCCTTTAAAGCACACACCAAAGCCACAGAGAAAAGTGCGCCGATATCGAAAGGACGCCCCTCCATAGAACCCGAGCAGTCCATAGCCACCAAAGTCTTACCAGGCAACTTAGGCACATTACTCAACGAGATGCTAGCCGCAGTCGAAAGAGCCCCCGCAACCTTATCATACATCGAAACGGAGGCCTTAGTGCTAGCCGACTGCTGCGCTAGGACCATTTCGTTGTACGCGGTTCCATAACGGAAAGGAAGCACTAAAGACTTCCCGATGAGTTGAGGATCCACTAGCATCGATAAAGCTTCATCGAGAACATCCGGAGCTTGCTGCACAATATTACGCAAATTTTTGAGCAGCGCGAAGTAGCCGAGTTTCTTTTCCTGAATCAAACTCTTCCAGGCTTGTTCTTTCAGCTCTTCTTTTTCTGCTTCGGAGCTAGCTACTTGTCCAGCGACGGTTAGTTTCGCCTCCCAAGTCTCGGTGGACTTTAATGCATCCGCCACAAGCTGTTTCAACGCTTCCGCGTTTTGAGCAACCGGTTTCGGATGAATCAAGTTCACAGCATCCACCNAGGAAACGTCACGAGTCTCGCCGCGGTACTTCGCGAGCTGATACGTGTCGAACTTGGCGAATGAAGCCGCCAAACCTTTCTTCAAAGAGTTCGGCAACGGCTTTCCGTAAGAGGTAAGGTAATATGCCAGGATTTCAAGGATATCATCCGGGCGCCGTACTACCGCCTTGAAGAAGTCCTTTGTCCAAGATGCGCCCTTGACTTTCTTGGCAATTTCACCCGCAACAACATGAGTGATGGATCTCATCCCAAACTCGTTACGGGCATAGACAGCTGCCTTAGCTGCAAACAGCTTCTCGGGAAACTGATCGATCAGAGCGCGAACAGTCTGCAGAGATGCGCTTGCCTTTTTGTAGTACTGGTCTTCGACGAACGAGGTTAAGAGAATGGAGATAAACTCCAATTGCGGCGACTCTTTAAAAGCCTCACCACCCGCTAAATTGGTCGTAAGAGTCGGATTAACCACTTTCCTGTTAAATTTTGCCATTAGCTTGTACCTCCCAGGAAGAATTTTATTGNTCCTGCTGTCCTACAAACTTCAATTTTTGAATCCCCAACTGCTGGATATCCTTTGCGTGCTTATTGTGAATCTGGTCGATGCAGTCGATTGCCTCTCTTACTAGCTTTGTAAGGTACATACTACTTTTAAAAGCTGGCGGGTCAAGAAAAAACATTTCATCAATTCTTTTTAATAAAAAATCGAGATGGGGCTTAATCTCTAAAGTAATTCTTAACATGTATTTATTGCCAAGTAATTCTACCTCTTCGAGGGCTTTTTTAACTACTTGCAATGAATCAGAAATTGATACTAATAACCCTTCTAACCCATCTGTTTTAGAAAAAGACCACAGTTTAAATAATTCAAATTGAGGAAAGTCAAGTTGTTCCTCTAACTTCTTTAAAGCTTCGCATGCAACTTTATTCAAAGACTCTCTTAATTCCGGGAAGAAGTACTTGATATTTCTCGGAACATCCGAAGTTAAAGCTTCGTCAAAGTCATGCACTAGGGCATATAAAGCAACTTTTCCTAAGTCAATATCATCCCCAAAGCACTTACATTTAGATGCTATTACAAACGCTAAAATTCCAACTTGACAAATGTGATCACTTACTGACTCCTGACGAGTTAAGTATAATCCTGAATATCTATTAATTACCCCAATTTGAAGAAGGGGTGACAAAAGAAGTTCTTTAAGTTCAGAGTTACTCATCTACTTAACTTCTTTCGGATTAATTTCTTTTTACTTTTCGGTCCAGGTGGTAATGCTTTTATAGCGTTTAAATCTTTAGCGCCGGCTCTCATGTAATCATTACCACCGTCTACAAAAGCTTGATTGTCACATTTACACATAACAAAATCATGACGTGATCGTGATTCAAGAATCTCGCCACAGATTAAACATTGAATTCTACCCATTGGATTTTTCTATATGTAAATCAGGAGTAAAACGAGTTAAGTAGTTTAACGGCATTGTATGGTTGTCGGAGTAACTCAACTCTCACTTCCTGAATACATTTTCAAAATAATTGGGAGAAATATATGCTGGGTGAACAGCTCGTCTTACCAGGGCGAAGTA